TTCGTCGGCGCCAAGTTCTACTTCAACTGCACGGCGCTCAACGAAGGATGGATGGCCGTCATTGAGGCCGGCGTCACCAACCTCGTGACCTAACCGGTCGCACGCAGCATCAGTCCAGGCGCCCTTGGCGGCGCCTGGCGACAACAACATCGAAAGGAATAGCAAATGGCTGACAACAGCGCAGGACAAACCAGGACGGTCGGCGTCGATCAGGCGACCGGTCAGTTCGCAAGCGGCAAGATCGTTTTCGACGCGACCGCCATCACGGCGACGGACTACACCCGCGTGCAGTGCGGTTTCCAGCCGCGCTTCATCGAGTGGGAAAACCTTACCGACCGGACGAAGATCGAGTGGCAGGAAGGATTTGGGGCGAACGAGAACCTGAAGACCATCGCCGCCGGAACGCGAACACTCGACACCACAGCTGCAGCGGTCGTCGTTGATTCGGTCGGCTTCCGCATCCTCCAGAACGCCACGCTCGCCGCGATCCTCGCGAGCAAGACGTGCTACTGGCGGGCCTACGGCTAACCGCCGACATCTCCGCATCAACAAGGGCGCTTCGGCGCCCTTTTTCATTTCCGAATGAGGAATCGCAACTATGGCAGGACGCAGATTGGAAACGCCGAACGAGTACATGGGCGCCGAGCGTGAATTCAACATCGGCGAGATCGGCGACGGGCAGCCGAAAGAGATCGAGGTCGTCGACAAGGTCATGAAGGTCGACGCGATCGACATGGAAGCATTCATGAACGAGAAGCTGACGGTCATGGTGCATGAATCCACCGATCCGAACGACGACGACCTCGTGCATATCGGCGTCAATGGCGTCCGGCAGTTCTTCCAGCGCGGCATGCCGCAACTGGTGCGGCGCTGCTTCGTCGAGCGACTGGCGCGTGCCAAGCGCACCGCCTACACGCAGAACCTGGACGACCGGCTTGGCGAGTCTGTGTTCAACACGATGCGCCCGCACCACGCGCTACGCTACCCGTTCAGTGTGATCGAGGATCAGAACCCGCGCGGCAGTGCATGGCTGCGCAATCTGCTTGCCGAGCGGCAGTAATCCGTGACCCTCGGTGACCTGATCGACGCGTTTCGCGACGAGGCGCAGGACAACACGCGCCCGTACCTGTGGTCGGATGCCAGACTGACGCGCTTTGCCGTCGAGTCGATGCATGAGGCGTGTCGGCGATCAGGCGTCTTGGTCGATTCGCAGTCAGCATTCTGTCTCGTAACGGCGACATCAGCCGACCCGCTTGTGCCCATCGATCCTCGCATCATCACGATCAAGCGCATCGCCCGCACGGACAGGCCGGCGCTTTCCATGCTTCCGATGCGGTGCTCGGATATGGACAGATTGGTTCCCGGATGGGAAGTGGCCACGGCGGCGGACCCGAATTGGTACGTGACCGACTACCAGACCGGCTATCTTCGCATCGTTCCGACGCCAACGGCCGATGTCGATTTTCAGATGACGGTATCCCGTCTTCCGCTGGCCAATCCGTCGTCGCTCGACGATGTTCTCGAATTCCGCGACGAACACAGCCCGGCGCTTGTGCAATGGATGCTCTACCGGGCCTATTCCAAGCAGGACGCCGATTCTTTCGACCCGGCCAAGGCCGCTCGCTCACTGGCTGAGTTTGAGCGTGAGTTCGGCCGGAAGGTCAGCGCGCGCAATGCGCAATGGCAACAGGAACAGCCTCAGATGCTGTTCTCCCCTCTTGCATAAGGACAATCCATGAGTCAAGAACGCCTGGAGGTCGGCCAGCTTATTCCGACCAGCGCGACCGCTCCGTCAAACGCCGGGATATACATGCCGAGCCAAGGCGTTCTCGGATTCACGGCGTCTTCCGTGACCGTGACTGATCCGATAACCAACGTCCGGACGAACGTCGTTACCGGGGCGAACCACGCGGCGGAGCATGCGACTATCGGGGCTCCGTATTCCCTGCGGTTCCCCGGCTTCGTGCGCAGTCTTCTGGCTTCATTAGTGGCTTCTACAACGGCGTCAAGGACATCAAACGTCGTGACCGTTGTGGCGACAGGGCATGGAATCACCCCCGGAGCGTACTTCGTCGGGTTCAATTTCTTTTACCCAGGATCGCCGTCTCTAGCTGCCGGGTGGTATGGCCCTATCATCAGCATCGACTCAGCCAACATAACATTTACGGCTGTTGGCGCCAACTTCGGCAGCGAGTCGGTGAATGGCGGCGCAATCTACACGTCGCTTACAGACGTGGCGTCGGTGGTTATTCCTGCAACCCAGGTTGTCGCCGATGCCAATATATCGGTAATTGGCTATCGCGGCGGAGATACGTCTTCGGCAACAAAGTCGATACGGATATATTTGAACGGGCTGAATGTCAATACAAACAGCGTAACGACAAATCCGTTCGTCAGGTTCCAGACGACAGCGGTTTTGCTGGATAGTGGAAAGGCGGCCGGTCATGGAGGCTTTGATAACCTTAGCTCTGTAACCGAGTATATGCAGCCGGTTCCGATTGGAGCGGATACGACGCTTCTGGTCAAGGCTTCTGTGTCGGCGGCTTCCAGTTTTGTTTATGTGTTATCCATTCGCGCGCTGATTACCTGAAAGGGCGAAACAAATGACTATCCGACGGTTTGCAACAAAAGCAGCGGCGGACGCCACTGGCGGACAGGTGTCATGGGTTTTCGACAGCGCCGGAAACCACTGGGAATCCAGAGATGGCGACGACATCGTTGCCGATCTTCGCCCGACCGTCACGAAGTGGCAACTGGTACAGGCTTGCGCCGACGCCGGGATTACCGAGACACAAATCGACACGGCTGTCGCTCTTCTCACCGCCAAGCGTCAGCGGTTTTGGAAGCACACCAACGTAATCGACCGCGACAATCCGTTCTCCAGCAACTTGCGAACTAACCTTACTCCAGTGCCGACGCCAGCGCAGTGGAACGCAATCCTCCTCGCTGCTGCTGCGCTTGATCCGCTGATCGTGTAAGCGAATTCGGATTTTAGCGTGTTCGCCGAAAACCTATCCTACTTCTACGACACCGGCCCGTTCGGCCTGGCGACGCTCTGCGCGCTCGGGGACCCAGTCTGGTCTATGGCAATGGCGACATGCAGACGTTTATCGTCGGATGGGGCGCGAAGAAAGGATAACCCATGCCCGGCATAACCCCCACCTTCGCCATCGGCAACACCCAAAGGGCCAAACTCCAATGAGCATGTCAGACGCAACCGAAAACCAGACGCTGAAGATGCACCTGCAAGGCACGGACCCGAGCTATCGGGCCGGCGCCACGCAATACGTCGCTCTGGTATCCCTCCTGTCCCCCGACGAAGCGGCGCCGATCGCCAGCGAATTGACCTATACCGGCTATGCCCGAATCGCTCTGACCAAATCGAGCGCATGGACGGACAACGGCAGCTCCTTCGCCAACGCTACGCAATGGAACTTCGGCAAGCGGACGGACGCCGGTGCGGTGCAGTACGCCCGATAGTTTGTCCTCGTCGATACGGCCAGCGGCGCCATCTCAGGCGTGGCGAACGCATCGGGATCGGCGACCATCGGCATTGATGCGTCGGCGAGCGCCTTGGCCACCGGCTACCTGTCGGGGCCGCGACAATCGGGATGGATGCTTCTGCAGCGTGCTACGGCATCGGGTACTGCTCGGGGACCACTGAGGTTGTCGATGAACTCAGCCCGGCCGGCATGGCCGCGGCTGTGTGCGTTGCTGCCGGCCTGACGTCGCCTCCTGGCTTGGCTGTTCAGTATGCATCTGCGCTGACAGTGAGCGTCAATTTGAGATCAACGCTGGACTCAGGAGAGTAGCGCGTGACGACAGTGTTTGTTGGAGATGTAGGAACGGAAATTGTCATGAATTGCGGCGTCGATGTCTCAACGGCAACGGTACGCAACATCATCGCGCGCAGACCGGACGGCACCAAGTCGACCTGGTCGGCGGTGGCTGATGGGTCGAAGGCAATCAAGCATGTTCTCGTAGATGGCGACCTTGACCTGCCTGGGTCGTGGAAGCTGCAAGCCTACGTGGAGATGCCTGGGTGGAAGGACTATGGAGAGGTCGCAGTGCTCACTGTGACCACGCCGCTGTGATTTCTGCAAGAAACATGGCTGATCCATGGAAAAGATCGCCAGAACAATCCGCAACAATATCGTCAACCTCAAGCGAAAAAACACAAACAATGCCTGACAAAGACCCTACAACATGGACTCTCGCCACATGGCTGCTGGCAATCGGAATGGGATTCAGCGGCGGCGCCGTCAATCTATGGGCCAAGGTCAAGAGCCGTCACCCACGGGCGTTCAGCTTGTTCGAGCTGGTCGGCGAGTTGTTTTGCAGTGGCTTCATTGGCGCCGGGGTGTTCATGGCGCTCAACGCGATCGACGCTTCAGCAGGACTGGCCGCGGCCGGCGCGGGTATCGGCGGCCATATGTCGACGCGTCTGCTCTTCGCGCTTGAGAGGGCCGCCGAAGAGCGGTTGAAAAAAGTCACGGGCGGCGGAAAGTGAGCGTCATGGTGCGCAATGCGCAGCCGCCTGTGGTCTGCCGAGTGAGAGGTGAGTATGGCCGTTGATAGCCAGTGGTCGAACACGTCGCTGCTGTTGCCCCTGAGGGAGAACCTGCTCGATGTGAAGGCACACACGGTCACGGCGGGTGGAGGAATCGCGTTGTCGAGCGCGGTAGGTACGCCGTTCGGTGCGGGCAGTGCGCTGTACTGCGATGGTGTGGATGATCGCCTGACGTTTACCAGTAGTGACTTCACGCTGGGTACAAATGACTTCACGATTCAGTTTTGGTTCAGGCCGGTAGCGGGCGGTCACGGAACTTCTTACGGACGGCTCCTTGCGATCGGAGCAGACGGTGTCGACGGTAGCCTGTACGTCCTCACGAAGTTGATGGCTGACCCGATGAACCTCCGTGTCGAGTATTTCAGTACGACATATCAGCGCCTGGTTCCAGATGACGACCTGAAGACCTTTAGCAACGCATGGCATTTCTTTCAGCTCGATCGTGTAGCGGGGGTCTGTTCATGCTACGTCGATGGGACACTGTTCACGACACAGTCAGTGACGATAAACCTCACCCAAACCATGTTGGCCATCGGGGCGAACACTGCCGGGGCAACGGGATTCAAAGGCTACTTTTTCGACGTGCGAATCACCAAAGGGGCATATCGAGCCAGCCACTCCGTACCTACGGAGCCCTTCACCCGTCCCAAGATCAGCGGCGTGACGAAGAACACTAATACCGGAGCGTTCGACTCCAAGGTCGTCGTTGTGCAGAAGCGCAGCAACCTCGTGATCGGCGGAACAGCGGTGTCGAACGCAGGCGACGGCACCTATACCATCTACCCGACCGACTTCTCGGAGCACGTCGTTATGGAGTTCGACACGGCAACGTAC